TCAGATCGCGCGCAGCTGACCAAGGCCGAGAGCCTCCGCGCGCCGCCGTTCTACAGCGTCGATCACCTCGTCAACACGGTTCGGCCAGAGGTGCGAGTAGGTGTTCAGGGTCTCGGTTGCATCCTTGTGGCCGAGCATCAGCTGCACGAGTTTCACATCTGCGCCAGCCGCGATCGCGTTCGTCGCCGCGACGTGCCGAAGATCGTGCACGGAGTACTCGGAGGCGGATAGCACGGCACGCCGCGCCTTGAGCCAGACACGGTTGTACCAGTTCCCGCCGTCGACCGCCGCGCCTCGAACCGTGACGAAGACGAAGTCGTCCGTCTCACGACCGGCGATGATCTCGCGCAGGCCCTCGACGACGAAGTCCGCGAGGGGAAGCCAGCGCTTCTCCCACGTCTTCACCGGGCCGAGCTTGCGGATCCCCGTGCGATCGGTCGTCCAGGTGCGGTGGATACGGGCGCGCTTGTTCTCGAGGTCGAGATCCTTGATCTTCAGCGCAGTCGCTTCGCCGATTCGCGGCCCGCTGTGCGCGAGGACGTTGAACAGCACGCCGTCGATGGGGCGTCGGGCGATCGTAGCCACGGCGGATGCCAGGACGTCAAGCTGGACGTACGTCAGCGAGGGTAGGTCGTTTTCGATGTCGCCCTCATCGCGAGGAAACTCCACCTTCGCGAGCGGGTTGCGCCCGATCCACTGCTCGGCGACAGCGTAGCGGAGCGCCCCGCCGAACGTCGCGCCGACGACGTGTCGCAGGTAGGCGGCGCTCATCTGCACGGGCTTGCGGCCGCTGCCTGTGAGGTGATTGTTCTTGTCGAACTCGAACACTGCTGTGCCGGCGCGCAGATCCGAGATCCATTCGTCGATCTGGGGTCGCGTGATGCTGCCGACGGCGCGAGTGCCCCACCGTGGCAGCACGTAGTTGTCGAGCTCTCGTCGGTAGCGGCGCCAGCTCGAGTCCTTGATGCGGTTCTTTGAAGCGAGCCATGCCTCGGCCGCGGCCGAGAATGTGCGCTCGCGCGCGGAGGGGTCGATGTAGCGGTCGGAGCGTATGTCGTCCTCGATGCCGGCGACGAAAGACTCTGCATCGCTGCGTCGGGCGAAGAGCCGCTTCTTCTGGGTCCCGTCCGGGTCGTACCATCCGGCTTCCCATCGCGAGCCTTTGCCGAACTTTGCGGTTCGGAAGTGCTCGGGGAGGGTCTTGAGCGACTTCATCTGCGCGCTCGTTGGACTGATCTTGGTGGCGGTGCCGTCGGGCATCGTCACCTTCGCATCCTTCACCCACCGGTCGGTGATCCAGGCTTTCGCCATTAGCCGACCTCGATCCGGTGGGCGAACTGTCCGGCGCCCATGCGGGGATCGACGTAGACGGCGCCGTCGGTGCGCAGCAGCAGGCTCCGGAAGACGACGACGAGCTCGTCGGGGACGTTGAGTGCGATCGCGATCGACGGGACATGTCCGTTGTGGTGTTGCTCCGCCTCCGCGTATGCCGCGGGCGTGATCAGCGTCTGCGCAGCCCACACGTTCGCCGCGGCTTCCTGCCGCTTCCGGATCAGTCCGAAGTCGGTGGGACGGTGCCCGAGCACGTGGTGCGCAATCTCATGGCACATGACGCCCCGGAGAACGCGACCTCGCATGCCAGGCGTCAGGTCGATGTGATTCGCGTCAGGTGCGTAGCCACTGCGGTGCACGCCTCGACGTTCGCGGACGGTCAGCCCTAGATCGGCTGCCAGGTTCCAGATGTCCATGCGGGACCCCCTCGGTTAAGCATGGTTATGCGTGGTCGTAGTCCGCGTCGTTGCCTTCGGGGAACTCGTTGATGGATTCGTTCGCGACCAGTTCGTAATCCTGTCGCTGGCGTGCGACATTCTCTGCTCGCTCGACGAGCTCGGATGCTGAGAGACCCACGGCAGAACCGAGGAGGCCGATCTCGCCGAGCGTCGCCGGCGGGGACTCCTGTCGCAGAATGATGCCGATCCGATTGATCGACATCCCGGTGTCGGAAGCGATCTGCCTATAGGTGAGGCCGGAGGACTGAATGGCCTCCAGCAGGTAACCGGCGATCAGCGCGTCCATGGGGAGCAAGTTTTTAGCCACCTGGCGAGTGTACCCATTTCGGTTCACTTAGTCTAGCGAACTTGACATTGAACCGAGTTCGGTTCACCCTGAGTCTATGGACATGAACCGAATTGGGTTCACCGGACTCGACGCCGGTGTAGCCGCAGAAGTGCGTTCTGAGATCGCACGTAGTCGAACGGTATCGGTCAAGGGGATCGCAGAGAAGCTCGGAATCCGGCGCGCGACATTGTCGTCGCGTGTCAATGGACACGCCCCCTTCACGCCGTCCCTTCTCGCGGCGGTGGCCGCCGAACTGGGAACGACCGCGTCTGCGATCATCGCGCGTGCTGAGCGCAGGATCGCGGCATCTGATGTGGCGGTTGCATCATGAGCATCATTGCCTTCCCGGGGGAGGCTGAAGCCGAGGCTCAGGCTGAAGCGACGTGCGTCGGCTTCGAGCAGATGCCGATGATCATGTCGCCGAAGGTGCTCGCCGAAATCCTCGAGGTGAGCATGAAGACGCTCGAGCGCTGGCGAATTGCTCGTGAGCGTGACGGGGAGACGGGGCCGGCATGGCACAAGATCCCCGGTTCGAGCCTGATCCGCTACTCGCGCACCGACGTCGTCTCGTGGTTCGCTGCCTGCCGTGAAGCGGAGGCCGCCTTGTGAGCGAGCATGTCTTCGACAGCGTCGCGCATAATGACGGCTGCAGCGATGAGCCGCTCGTCGGCAGTCATCTCGCTGAGGTGAGTGTTGAACTTCACCACGCTGAGCTTCCCGAGTATCTCGCGCCGATCGTCGATCGATTCGATCGAGTGGTCGAGCTACTCGGCGGCATTCTTGATCGCCTTCCCGTCCGCGTCGAGCACCCCGTAGTCCTTCAGAACATCGACGGAATTGTTCGAGGGGAGCTGGACGATGAGGCTATCGGCCGATTCGTCCAGAACCAGCTGGGCCTGCGTCGCGGCGTTGACCAGAAGGATCGTCTGCCCGTGGCTGCCGCTGAATGTGAGCTGCCGGATGTCACCCGCTTCCTGAATGGCCGCGATGGCCTGGAACAGGTACATGTTGGCGACGGCGCTTCCGCCGATGGTTTGGCCGTTGACGATGAGCACGCTCATAGTTCCCCCTCGATCGGTGCCGCTGACGTCCTACCGTCGGCTGTCGCTACTCCGATCGTAGGGGAAGCGTCCGGCGCGGGAGCGGCCCCCTCGGCCCCTGCGTCGGACACATCCTCTGAGGCCGTTTCATGAACTCCCGGTCTGGGGACCGGGTGCCCGCTGGGGTATCGGGCGAGGCTGGTCGGGGCACCGTGGGGGCTGCCCCTACCATGCCGATCGACTCCGGCGAGTTCGTCGTCTGGATGTTCAGCCGCGTGCTGGCCGTCGTCGCCGTCGCATACGCCGTTGCCGGCATCGCGATCACGTGGGTCGCGATCCTTCTCTCGCCGTGGGGTCTTCTGCTTCTCATCCTCGCGTTCGCCGTGCTCGCCGCCGCGACGCTCTCCGGCGTCATCGCATTTGGTGTCTCTCGCCTTGAGGCGGACCCGGCATGAGCGCGCTCGAGGTCTTCCACTTCGGCGAGCTCGACATGCCGGTGCGCGTCGACATGCGTGAAGGGGAGCCGTGGTTCATCGCCACCGACGTCGCCTTCCTGCTCGGGTACTCCGAAGCGTCCGCGATGACGCGCACGCTCGACGACGACGAGAAGGGTCTGCGGACTGTGCAGACCCCTGGCGGCGCACAGCAGCTCGCCGTCATCTCCGAGGCCGGCCTGTTCTCCGCGATCCTCCGCTCTCGCGTTCCGGGTGCGAAGGCGTTCAAGCGCTGGGTGACGCACGAGGTGCTGCCGAGCATCCGACGCGCCGGCGCCTATGTCGTCCCCGAGAATCCCGAGCTGCTGATGGCGCGCGCCGTCATCCAGGCGCAGGAGCTGATTGCCCGGAAGGACGAGCAGATCGCCGTGCTCGCGCCCCGCGCCGAGGCGTGGGACGAGCTCGCATCCGCTGAGGGTGACTACGAGGTCGGCGACGCGGCGAAGATCCTCGCCCGCGCCGGCGTCGAGACCGGACGTCAGCGTCTGTTCACCCAGCTCGCCGGGCTCGGCTGGATCTATCGCGGCGCTCAGGGGAAGTGGAAGGCGCGTCAGACCGCCGTCGACTCCGGATGGCTCGCCGAGAAGCCGCAGTCCCACCATCACCCGCGATCCGGTGAGGTCGTCCTCGATCCTCCGCAGGTCCGCGTCACCGTCCGCGGCCTCGAGCGGTTGCGCGTCCGCCTCGGCCGCCTCGAACTCGCAACCCTCTGACCCACACACACGAAAGCGGGGCGCCCGTTGCACCGGACGCCCCACTCAAAACGAAAGGCAAGCACATGCCTCAGACACAGGATATCGACGAGAACGTCGAACCGGTGAACGATTTCGTCCTGATGACCTCAGACATGCACGTCAGCATCATCGAGCGCACCGAACCGGCCATCGTCGGCCCGATCGCCACCGAACCGCGCAGCCTCTGGCCGCTCGCGCCGTGGCGCATGGCCCTCGTGGTCGTCGCGCTCCTCGGGGCGGCGGTCTGCGGGCCGCCCGCAGCTGACCCGAGCACCGGATTCAACGGCGCTGACCTCGGCGTCCTCATCAGCCTCGGCATCTTCGCCGGAGCCTTCGCACGGGGAGGGAAGTCGTGAGCCAGTCGCTGGACGTCATCACCGCTCTCGTTGCCGCGGGCATCCGCAAGCAGATGGCCGCGAACAAGAAGCGCTACGTCGCACCGCGTGACCGCCGCGAGATCGCCGAGGACGCGGCCGCCGTCGCGATCGCTGTGCTCGTCGATGTCACCGGCGGCCACGACCACATCGTGCGCGCAGAGGGCGACACGTTCACTCTGCAGCACCCGCTCGCCGAGCGCCTCACCGACGACCTCTTCGACTGCGAGGTGCACGCGCACATCGCCGCCGGGGAACCGCTCGAGGACGGCCGCTACAAGGTCGTCGCCACCGACTCCCACTCGTTCGGCCTCATCCCCGTGAAGGACCAGCCATGACCCCGCAGCTCACCACCGCCAGACTCGTCGTTCCCGAGGACGCACCCCGCACCGTCTGGATGCTCGAGCGCGGCGAGGGCGTCACCGCCTCCGACGCGTGGAAGATCGCCCGCGCCGGCATCAAAGCCCGCCGCACGATCCTCGAGCAGAAGATGAACGGCTCCAACTTTCGCGGCAACAAGGCCACGAACGCCGGACATGCCCGCGAAGCCGCTCTGCTCGACGAAGCAGCCGAGCACCTCGCATCTCTGACGCCGAACGGCGCGCTCTGGGGCGCCGTAGACAACGACCTGCTCCGCGCGACCCCCGACGCGATCGGCATCGACCAGGATGGCGCGCTCGTCGTCGTCGAGGTCAAGTCGCACGAGTTCGGGTGGAAGTCCGAGTCGATCCCCGTCGAGCACATGGCGCAGATGCAGTTCCAGATCCACGTGCTCGACGCGGAGTACGCCCTCTACGGCTTCGAGGTTCGCGACGAGGACGACATGCCGCCCATCGGCGGAGCGACCTGGATCCCCGTTCCGCGCGACGACGAGATGATCGCGTGGCTCGTCGAGCGTGCCGAGAGCTTCATCGCTTGGCGCGACGCCGGATGCCCCGACGTCGACGACCTGCCCGCCGAGGTGACGGACGCCGTCGCCGAGTGGGCGCCGCTCAAGCGCGAACTCGACGCCGCGGTGAAGGCCGAGAAGGTCGCGAACGACAAGGTCAGGGCCGCGACGGCGAAGCTCCCCGGCGCGCATCGCTTCGGCACGGTCGGCATGACCAAGGACGGCGGATTCCAGACGACGGTCTCCGAGTCGACAGTGATCGACGAGGCCGCATGGAAGGCCGCCGCACCCGAGGTGCACGGCCAGGTCGAGATGCTGCGCGTCGAGCTCGCGCTGCTCGAGGCGACCGCACTGAAGCACTTCCCCCGCACGACCCGCAAGGCACCCGCCCTGAAATTCCAGGAGGTCGAGAATGTCGACGACTGAACTCATCGAGAAGAAGACCATCGGCGAGGTCGAGCACATCGTGCACGCCTCCGGCCTGTGGGACGGCACGAGCTCCGTCGAGTTCTCGAACGACGGCGAGCAGTGGACCACCGCGTGGGCGCCGTCCGACGAGCACCCGCACCCCGTCTACGCCCGGGTGACCGCCTACCGCAAGGACGTGCGCCTCCCGGCCGCACCGACGATCCGGTGGGACGAGCAGTATCCCGCCGCGTCCGAGCAGTGGTCGGGCATGTGGGATCGCTCGCCGATGCGCCACTTCGGCCGCACCGTTCGCATGATCGCGTTCCGCCAGCTCTTCCGCGATCTCCTCGGCGACATCCGCATCGAGGACGAAGGCGACGCCCGCGACCAGCCGATCACGGCGGCGGCGGATGCCGCGCCGGTGGCCGAGCGTGACTGGGCCGCTGAGTTCCTGGAGACGAAGACGATCGAAGAGATCGACGCGCTGGAGGCCGAGGCGCGCACGGCCCGGATCTTCACCCCGAACCCCGCCGGGACAGCACTGCACCGCATCGCCCGCAATCAGCGGAAGTCGATCGTCGAGGCCGCGTGGGCCGGAGACCACGCTCCCGCAGCGACCGAGCCCGCCGCGGCCGCTGAGGAATCGACAACTGCGCCGGTGATCGAGCGCCTCGCGCCGCGCGACTACCTCCCCCCGCAGAACCGCGCGGACCGCCGCGCATCCCGCCGCAAGAAGGGACGCCGCTGATGTACACCAACCCTGTCACTGGCGAGGTGATGACTACCGAGGCCGCGACGTTCGCGATCAAGGCCGGCGCGCAGCTGCTCGAATACCGCCCCACGAACCCGACCGAGATGGAGTACTTCATCCGAGAGTCGGTCGGGCTGATGGAGAAGCTGCCCGACGTGATGCTCGAGATCAACGGGCGCCGCTACGCGGCCGAGCGCGCGTACATCGCTCGGAAGCAGACGCAGCTCGCGCACTACGGGCGCAACAACGTGCCCGCCACCTTCGCCCGCGCGATGGCCGACACCGACGCGCAGAGCGAGCTCGAGACATGGCACAACGTCAAGGCCGAGTACCACTACGCCGCAGGGACCGAGCGCGCGCTGCGCACGAAGGTCAACTCGATGCTGAACATCAATCGCGCGATTGCCGCGCAGTTTGGCGCTCAGCGATGAACGCCGCGATCCGCTCCTTGCGCGTCGGGTTCTCAGACCTCTCTCGAAGGAGCGAGCGCCAGTCTTTCGCAACGAAGCCGCGTTCCCATTCGGTCAGAGCGAGATACTCCCGCTCGATCTCCGCGACCTCGACTGTGCCCTTCTTCCAATCGCTCAAGAGCAACAGGGCGGCTGACGCCGCGTGCGAGAGCCGTGCTCGCCCGCGATTCGCATCGCGCATGACGATAGCGACTGCCAGCGCGAGCACGGGGTATTCGCTCTTGTCGAACACGGATTCCGCGACGTTCGCGGCGGCCACGAAGTCGGTGAGTCGCCGGTTCCGCTCCGCGCGGCCAGCCCGGTCAGGCGCGATCGAATCGACGTGCGTCAGCGCCAGCATGAGGTTCGCAAGCGCGACGTCCTTTCGTTCTTGTCGAGCTGCCCTCCGCTCGGCGCTCGCAATCGAGACAGCGATGAGTGTGCTGATGAGGATTGCGGCGACGGGGACAACTACTGATCCGACGAAGTCGAATGGCTGCTCGACAACAACTGTGATCGGCGCGGTGAACATGCCCCGCACTCTATCGGGGGTGACCCGATGAGCGCTCCGACCACGGCGACGCGCAACGCCGTCTATCAGCGCGACGAACGCCGCTGCGCCGCGTGCGGCGTGCTCGTGCTCACCTTCCAGCACCGCCGCGCGGTCGGCATGGGCGGCTCGAAGAACGTTCCCTCGCCGGTCGACGGGCTCTCACTCTGCGCGACGTGTAACGCGGGCTGCGAGGGTGTCATTCAGGCGCAGGCGCTCCGCTTCGGGTGGAAGGTCCGCCGCTGGGTGACCAACCCGGAGCGCGTGCCGGTGTTCTACCCGCGCGAGATGTCCTGGTATCGCCTCGAGGGCGTGCGCCGCGTGCGCATCTCCCACACCGTCGCGATGGAGATGGGCTGTAGCGTCTACGGGGCCGAGTGGCTCGCCTGGCATGAGGCGATCGCATGAGCGGCCAGCTGCTCGAGATGAGCGGTGGACTTCTCGACCTGCTGCAGCCGTCGCGGCGTGAGCCGGCGTCCGTCGAGGTGCCCGTGGCGACTAAGACGATCCTGCAGCTGTGCGCGGACACCGGCTCGGACACCTGGCCGTATCGTTCCGACCCGAGATACGAGGTCATCACCATCGGCGCTGACATAGGCGTCGAGAACTACACGCCCGATCGGCCCATCCATGGCATCATCGCGAACCCGGTATGTGATCTCTTCTCGAAGGTCGGCGGGCGCCCTCGTGCGTGGTCGGACCCCGATGCTGCGCTCTGGATGGTCCGCGAATGCCAGCGCATCATCCGCGAAGCTCAGCCCGCTTGGTATGCGATCGAGAACCCGAGCAGCGGCGCGATGCGGCACTTCCTCGGCACTCCTCGCCTCACCTATCAGCCGTGGCACTACGGGTCGCCGTGGACGAAAGCTACAGCCCTGTGGGGAGAGTTCGCGCCGCCTGCTCGCATCTTCCACACGTGGGATGCCGTGCCGAAGAACCCTCACCTGTACATCCGGCCGCCGCACCCGACGCGGGTCGGCGCGGATAAGCCGTCGCTGTCGTTCCAGCATCGCAGCGTGTTCGAGCTGATTCCCGAGTTCGCAGAGTCGGGCATGCCGATGCCGAGCACCGACGCCGAGCTGCGTTCGCTCTGTTCTCAGCGCTTCGCCCGCGCATTCAAGGAGGCGAACCCGTGAGCATCATCAGCGAGGCTTTCAACGCGTGGCGCGAGTGCCGCGCCGAGTACGACGAGACGCTCTATGCGCAGTTCAACGCAGCAGAGGAGGCGACGAACGGCGCGATGCTGAACGTCCGCGGCCGCGAGAAGGGCATCGACCCGTTCACCCTGTTTATGGGGAACGAGACCCGCGCTCGCGCGTACGCCTCCGAGGAGCTCATCGAGCACTGGGAGGCGCACCCGCGCATCACGTTCGCGAAGTTCGAGCGAAAGTGGCAGCAGCAGCGCGAGGCTGAGCTACTCGAGGACGCCGCATGAGCGCCGCGCTCGCGGCCGTCGCGAAGCCGGAGGCGCCCGATTGGAAGCCGAACCGGGAGCTCATCGCCGACGAACTCCGCAACGTCAACGCGATCCACGAGGGCAAGCCAACCTGCCGCCTCTGCGGTCAGGTCGTGAACCGGCTAGACGCGTTCGGCCTCTGTTCGAAGGTGACGGCTGCGCACAAAGAGTGGCGCGGCGACGCCGTGCCCGGGAAGGCAAGGAAGCGATGAGCGCGATGCCGGAGTTCGCGATGACGTACGTCGTCTACTGGCCGCAAGCCGGCGTGCTGAAGGTGGGACGCGCGTGGCGGTTCCACCGGGTGCAGATGATGACGCGCTCGGGAGGTCACGTGATCGTGCTGGCGCGCGGGACGGACAAGACGTGGGAGGCCGAGGCGCTGCGTACTCTGCGCCGCTGGTTCCCGCAGGCGTTCCGCAATGAGGATGAGGCGCGCGAGCTGCTGTTCATGGGCCGCGGGTGGTCGGAGTGCTTCGAGGTCGACGAGCATCACCTGCAGCTCGCCGTCGACCTGTGTTTCGAGGGATTCGCGAGAGGGAACGATCAAGGTGTCAACGAAGAACGTGCAACGGAAGATCAGCGCGGAGGATCTGCAGTTCGCGGGCTACCTTCGGGCTCCGATGGCAGCGAAGCCGACAGCGATCGGGCTGTGGCTGTACACGGACGGGCTCGGCCGGCGCGAGGTGGTGCCGGAGCTGCTCGCCGCGGCGATCTATCCGGGCGAGGCGGCGACGGATCTGGTGCTCGAGCATCTGCTGATGCTGGACGAGTCCGGGTTCCTCGAGTTCTACAAGGCGGACGGGGTCGAGTATCTGGCGCTGCGCCGGCCGCTGAAGCTGGACGCCCGACTCGCGTGGTCGAACTGCCCCGATCCGCCCGTTCGCGAATCTTCGCGAACGTTCGCGGCTGTGGGGGGAGCGCGGGAGCGGGCGGGCGCGCGAGTGCGGGCCGAGCAGAGCGAGCGGGCAGGTCAGTGGGCGACGTGGGCGGACGAGCAGGAGCACCGCACGCGGCCGCCGGAACGACCCCTATTGCTGGATGCTCCGCCGATCGGATGCCCCGACCACCCGCACGGCGCTTTCAGGGATTGCGGCCCTTGCGGCACTGCCCGCCGGCGTCACGATCGCTGGGTCCGGGAAGCCCGCTACGGCGAGCAGCTCACCGACTACGAGCAGAGCCAAGAGACCGAAGCGGGGTGGGGTGGTGATCCATTCTGACGCCCTCGCCGGGTTTATGGCGCTGACGGCGCTGCGGTACGCGAAGGACCGCGCATTCAGGCTTCGGCTGCTCGCCGAAGCCGATGAGACACCACGAGAGACAGCATTCAAGATCCGCCGCGAATCGATGATCGCGGCGCAGAGGAGGACAGCATGAGTAAGCAGACCGAGATCGCCGCATCCGATTGGCTCGCCGTTCGCGAACGGGTCGTCGACAAGCTGAAAGAGTCATCTCCGCGGTCAGAGAAAGACACTCGCGTGCGCATGGCCGAGGGGCTGATCCTTGCCGGCTATGTCGACGTCGAGTTCATCGCCGCCGAGATCGCCGAGGAGAAGCGCATCCGGGAGGAGCGTGCCGAAGCCGCACGTGTCGCCCACGAGGAGCGCGAAGCGAGCGACTCCGAGCAGCAGGACGGCGCGCTCTGATGGCCGGCGAAACCGTCACCACCGTCGTCGGCAACCTGACCGCCGATCCCGAACTCCGGTACACGCAGAACGGTCTCCCGGTGGCGAACTTCACCATCGCGAGCACGCCGCGCAACTTCGACCGTGCTGCGAACGAATGGAAAGACGGCGAGGCTCTGTTCCTCCGGGCTTCCGTCTGGCGCGAGTTCGCCGAGCACGTCGCCGGGTCGCTCACGAAGGGCATGCGCGTCATGGCTCAGGGGCGGCTACGTCAGCGCTCCTATCAGGACCGGGACGGCAACCAGCGCACGGCCATCGAGCTCGAGGTCGATGAGATCGGCCCGAGCCTCCGCTACGCGACGGCGCAGGTCACCCGCGCCGCCTCGAAGACTGACGCGCAGAGAACGGCGGCGCAGTCGGCCGCAGAGGAGCAGTGGGCCACGCCTTCGGGCGGCGAATGGGAGAGGTTTGGCGATGACACACCGTTCTGAGCTCGTCACGAAGGTCGCCGATGCGCTGACCGATGAGGCGTACGACGGTGGCATGGGGCCGATGAGCGAGGCGGAGTTTCCGCGCCACGTCCTCCGCCTCGCCGAGACAGCCGTCGAGGCGTTCGACGGGGCAAGCATCACGATCCGCCACGAGGGCGGCAACACCCTCACGGGGACGCTCGAGCAGGTTCTCTCGACGCATCTCGCGAAGGGCTGGTCGCTCGATGGCTGATCGATTCTGCGTCCGCGGATGCACTGTGAAGGGCGAGCACTGGGCCGCATGCCCGGACTACGGCCGCGAAGACGGCGCATGCCGGGGCTGCGTGCAGGTCGAGGCGCGCGAGGGCGTGCTGCTCTGCGAGCGCTGCTATCGCGCACTGCGTCGGCACCTCGAGGATTCCGCGGACCTCGTCGGGCACCTCCGCTCGATCGCTGACCCGACGAAGGCCACTCCGTACGACCGCATCCGCGTCGACTCGTCGCGGCCTGACATGCCGGCACCGGTCGCTGCTGATCTGATAGATGCCTCGGATGACATCGTCCGCACGATGCGTGCGTGGGCGCTGTATGTCCAGTTCGGCGAGGAGCACCCGTGGCGCGCGGAGGGCCTCGAGGCGGGCATCGACGCAGCGTCCGCATGGGACGACGTCAACGGGTGCGCCGAGGTGATCCTGTTCGATCTCGACAGCCTCGCCAACAACTCGCACCAGATCCGGGCGCTGTGCGAGGGCGTGATCGACATACACCGCGGCGAGCCCGAGCGATGGAGCATCGCGGATGCCGCGGCCCGCTATTCGCTCGACGATCAGCCGCGCTGGGCGAACGCACCGTGCCCGGACTGCGACCTCATGGCAGTGCGAGTTCAGCCCGGACGCAACCGCCGTCCGACCCGCTACCGATGCTCGACGGTCGGCTGCGGCTGGGAGGCCAACGCGCTCGACGACCGCGGCCTCTGGGCATCCGTCTTCGACGGTGGGTCAGTCCCGACCGTGCAGGCGCACAACCCTGCACTGCTCACTCTCGCGGCCGCGGCTCGTCTCGTGAATCGCACGGTCGGTACTGTTCGCCGGTGGATCGACGACGGCGACCTCGAACGCAATCTAGGGCGCGTGGATGAACATGACGTCCTAACTGTGGCAGCTCGCAAGCGAAGGAGCACTGAATGAAGTCCTGGCTTACGTTGCATGAGGCAGCGGTTGTCGCGCGACGTACCGACCGCACCATCCGCAACTGGATCGCCGCGGGTGAGCTTGCGCCGCGATACGGCCAGTTCAGTCGCGATGAGGTGCTCGCGACAGAGCAGAGGATGCGGCGCAAGGTTGGCCGCCCTCGCAAGGCCACGAGCGAATAGCGTGTATTCGGAGCGATTTTTCGGTATTATTGGCGAATCGCGCTCGAATACGAGTGATCTAGAGATTGACAGGTATCAGGGCATGCTGCTCAAGTTCAGAGTGTCGAACTTCCGTTCGATCCGAGATGAAGTCGAAATCGACCTATACAGAGGCCGTGGCTTCGTGGAGGACGATCGTTGGCGAAGGCCGGATGTTGGCACGGTGGCCGCGATCTACGGCCCGAACGCGTCAGGCAAGTCGACGGTGCTCCGCGCCTTGCATTTCGTGAGCACCGCTGTACGGGACAGCTTCAAGAAGTGGACCGAGGGCGAGACGCCACGCGTCCCCTTCCTTCTCGATGATGTCTCCGCCGCGCTCCCGTCAGAGTTCGAAGTCGACTTCCTCGCGGACGACGGCCATGAGTATATCTACGGGTTTGCTATCGACGACAATCGAGTGGTGAGTGAGCATCTCTACCAGTACAAGTCTAGAAAGCGGACTGTCTTGTACGAAAGGGATGACGAGATATCTTTCGGCCCAAGCTTCCGCGGGCCTGCACGTCACGCTGCGCAGCTCACCAGCGACAGCACGCTTTTTCTATCTGTGGCGGCGGCGAGCGGCATTGAAGTTGTGTCTGCCGCCCACCGTTGGCTCTCGGATTCGATACGACTGTATGACTCCAGAGGGTATTCGCGAGAGCACGGTCAAATCATCAAGCAAGCGCGGCGTCGAGGGCCATTCGTGGAGGCGATGAGCGCCGCGGCAGCGAGCGCGGACCTTGGTGCTACGTCACTTAAGCTCGAGGAGAACCCATATGCTAACGACGCGCGTGAACAATACGAAAAAATAATGGGAGCGCTTCAAGTAGCGTTGCCAGATAACGTCAACCTGGATCTTACCTCTCCGGACTTCCCGGAGCACCGGCTTGTTCTTCAGCACGCTGCCGCAAACGGTAGCGTACCCTTACCCTTCGAAGCCGAGTCAGACGGTACTCATGCCTTTCTCTCGTTTGTGTCGGTGGCCCTTCGGGCATTGGAGAAAGGAAGCACATGCATAGTCGATGAGATCGATTCGAGCCTCCATCCCGTGCTTGTGTCTTCGCTGGTGCAGATGTTCCAGGATCCGACAATGAACCGAAACCAAGCGCAACTGCTGTTTACGACTCACGACGCTTCGTTGCTCAGCGGGACTCACGGGGAGCGGTTGCTGTCGAAGGACTCGGTCTGGTTCGTGGAAAAGTCTGCAGTCGGCGAGACGCAACTATTCGCCTTGGATGAGTACAAGCGCGTTGACGAGCAGAACTGGCAACGCGCTTACTTGAGTGGCCGATATGGTGCGATGCCGAGCGTGATGCTCCGCAACGCTATCCAAACCTTTTGGGACGCGCGAGACCGCGATGAGCAATAGCGGAAGATCGTCGGCTCAGCGACGTTATCGGAGCACGAAGCGGCACTCGGGGGGAACACGCGAACAGCGGGCTGTGGTCTTTGTTGTGTGCGGGGGCGTTGAGACTGAACCGCAGTACATCGACTACCTTAAAATGGCCCTCGGCCTTAAGAATGTGCACATTCGCTTGAGTAAACTCGGTAAATCTCCCGTCGAAGTCGTCCGGCGTGCCATTGGCACACGCGAAGATGCCGACGAGATTGTTTGGGCCTTGGTGGATGTCGATGATTTTGGCTCGGGTGTTGCCGAGGCCGTGGAGCTTGGCCGGCAAAATGGGGTCCAGGTTGCAGTGAGCAACCCTTGCTTCGAGCTTTGGTTGGTTTGGCATTTTGAAAAGCTCGGGGGGCACCTGAATCAGGGGCAGGTTCAAGCTCGCGCCGCGAAGCTCGAGCTCACATACGGCAAGGACCACAAATCTATTCACATCGATAAGCTGCGAGACAGGTACGAACATGCCTCCGCTCAGGCAAAGAGGATGCGGAAGTACCACGCCGAGAACGAAACGGCCTGTCCCGACGATTGCCCGAGCACCAACGTCGACCTGTTCGTGGATTCGCTACTCGCGCTCGAGGCCCGGTGAACTAGATCAACCGATGCTTTCGCGAAATTCTTCAATCGCTTCCAGGCAATGTGTTAAGCTGTGCTTGCACCTGAACTATGACCGAAGCCCTGCCGATCCGGCGGGGCTTTCGTCTTTTCAGCTGCGACCCCGCCGCCACACGCTCACGACACTCTGCAGAGCGACCGCTGCCATGACCTCCCGTCGATAGTCCCGCTCAGATCGGGTCGGCGAGTGAGCGAGCAACCGGAGAAGGCCGCAACATGCGCACACTGAAGCGGTGATGCGCGGCGGTGCGCAGTCTTACCGCGGGAGGCAGCATGGCCGCTGGAATCCCGGGACGAACAACCGCAGCACACCGGAAGAACCGCACCGCACTGAAGCAGCTGACGCGCGAGCACAACCTGCCGTGCGCGCTGTGCGGGAACGGGATCGACTGCGGCCTGCCGCATACCGACCCGTGGTCGTTCGCATACGACCACATCAAGTCGATCAAGACATACCCGGAGCTCGCCGACGATCCGGCGAACGGGCAGCCTTCGCACAAGCGCTGCAACGAGAACAAGGGCGCGAGCGACGCCCGACCCGGCCTCGGCGATCCGTCCGAGGTCTGGTGACCGATGAGAGGAGACACCATGTCGAACCGTCAGAGCACCAAGCAGACCGCGACTGCCGCACGCCCCACGCCGGCCGAGCAGACGGTCGAGAAGCCCGAGCAGGCCGAGGCGTCCGACGCCGAGCACACTGTCGCCAAGGGCGAGCGCCTCGACGACGTCGCCGAGAGGACCGGAGTCCCCATCGCGCAGCTGCAGCGCCTCAACGCGATCAAGCGTCCCGAGCTCATCTGGCCGGGCATGGTGCTGCGCACGCGATGATTTCAGCGTAGAGATCGTCGCGGAGCGCCGTCAGTAGGCCATGCCGTCAACCTCAGATATGAAACCGTATCCGTAATCTTCAGCCTCATTCATCGCGCGCCGAACAGCATGCCTGTACTCGAGAGCACGGAGCCACTTGGTTACGAAGAATCGGGGTGCTCCGCGGTCCTTTGCCGCCAGCGCCGACCACTCTAGCTCTCGCCATCTGCCGTCCGTGCCGACGAAAGCACGGCGGTGAGCTTCGAGAAGTCTGCGTGTGCGCAGATACTGGTCGACGTTTCCACGCAGCTCCACATCGTCCTCGATCTTTGCTCGGAACGTTTCAGGCAAGCCGTCGGGCAGCACGAACGTCCAGTCGTGAGGAACGGGCCATGACTTCGACAGGCGAGTGATGTTGGACCCGAGGAAATCACCGAGTCTCAGCACGGGCCCGCCGTCTGACTGATAGTCGGCTAGCCGAGCGTCGAGGGCGTCAGCGAGAGACTCAAGGGACTCAAACGAATCGATTGCGCGCGAGGCCCAGTGATAACCGGGAATGTGCTCGTCCGGAACCCCCGCAGGGACAGACCGGACGATCCCCTGTAATCGCTCAAGCTGACTCGAGTCGACATGGAGGCTCGGATCTCCTTTGTGGGAGAAGACGAGAGGATGCTGCAGCAGGCTGCGCGCTCGCTCAACAACGCGGGCTTGCGCTTCCGTGACCGCCCCGGACCGCGTCCGCTTTGCATCGCGCTTCTCGTACCCAAGCACGACAAACCCCACGACTAGACCGGTGGCACCACCGACAAGAAGGTCCGGCACAAACGAATCCCAGTTCACCCGCCCAGTATGTCGTAGCCGAGCGAGTTGGCCGTTACCGTTCCTGTCTCTCGGGTCGCCAGCGCACGCGGCGCCATCGTGTGAAGGTCGCCCGCCTAGTCCGAGGGGATAGGGGGTCCAATCCCTAGCCATGGGGGCTCCGCACCGCACCGGGGGTGATCTATCCCCCTCCGCTCGCGTTTGTCCCATGTCCCACACTTCGGGAGGTGGTCGCGATGCCGATGACGCCCGAGGAGAAGCGCAAGCGCGAGCGTGAGCGGAAGCGCCGGCAGCGCATGAATGCCAAGGGCTCGGCGACTCTCGAGGCACTCCCGCAGATCGGGCCGGCTTCGGGTCGGCGACGCGGGACAGAGGGTGGGACACAGGGTGGGACATCGGGTGGGACAGGTGATGCGTCCGCGCCGCCTCCGCCGACCGGCCCGACGAACCTCTCGGCGGCCGAGGAGCTCGTCGCTGAGCTCAACATCGCGACGGCGGCCGCACGGTATCGGGTCGCTCTGATCCTGCAGCTCGCGCGGGATCTCGACGAGCCTTCCGCGATCCCGCAGCGATCATCCCTCGCGGCGAAGTACACCGAGAACGTCGACGCTCTGCTCGCGATCGCGAAGCCGAAGGAACGCGACGAGCTCGACGAGATGCGCCGCATGTTCTACCAGGGGGAGACCGGTGGCATCGACGACGACCCGGAAGCGCGCGGCCGCCCCGCGCGCAAGAAAGCGTAGTGCGCCACGGCGGGTGTACGGACACGAGAGCCCTCGCGTCTTCACCCCGCCGCGGCGCCCGCTCACCCCGAAGACTTCCGCCGGCTATGCCGCGATCCACTTCGCGATGTGGCTGCACGTGCAGCTCGCGGGCACACGGTACGCCGAGCTCGCGCCGAAGCTGAACCCGTGGCAGCGCTGGTTCCTGATCCACGCCCTCGAGCTGAATCCCGATGGCTCCTACCGGTTCAAGACGATCCTGCTGTGGGTCGCCCGGCAGAACGGTAAGACCTTCATCGCCGCGCTGCTGATCCTGTTCCGCATGTTCATGGACGGCGACGCGCAGATCATCGGGGTCGCGCAGAAACTCGCCACGGCTAAAAAGACGTGGGACCACGCGCAGTCGATCATCGACGCGATCCCTCGTCTCAAGCAGGAGTTCGGCAAGGCGAACAACATCAACGGCGAGCTGTGGTTCGAGCTCACCGGCGGACAGCGTTACTGGGTCGACTCGGCTGACAACGGTGGCCGCGGGCTCACGTTCGATCTCGTGTTCGTCGACGAGATCCTCAAGCACAAGACGTTCAAGGCATGGTCGGCGCTGTCAAAGACGACGGCCGCTCGCCGGCGCTCGCAGCTCATCGCGGCCTCGAACACCGGCGATATCGAAGCGATCGTGCAACGGTTCCTGCACAAGCAGGCGATCGAGGCGATCGAGGCGAACGACGACTCGACGACGATCGGCCTGTTCTGGTGGACGCCGCCGCCGGGGATGCCGCTCGACACGCCTGAGGCGTGGGCGTACTCGAACCCGTCGATGAACTACAACCTTCCGCAAGAGAACCTCGCCGCCTACTGGGTGTCGGACCCGCGACCCGTGTTCGAGTCCGAGGTCGCGAACATCTTCGTCGACTCGACGACGGGCGGGCCGTTCCAACAGGGCCTGTGGAACAAGGGCCTCGACCGGCTCTCCAAGCGGGCGGACGGCGCGGACGTCTACATCTGCATAGAGGTCAGCTCCAATCGCGAGCTCGCTCACATCGGCTTCGCTGCGATGCGCGAGGACGGGCTCATTCACGTCGGCATCATGCAGAGCCTGCCCGGCACTGACTGGATCGTCCCGTGGCTCACCGCGCCCGAGCGTCGGTTCACTCCCGTCGGCATCACCTTTCAGACCAACGGCGCCCCGGTGTCGTCGCTCGTCGGCGAGTTCGAAGCCGCCGAGCTCGAGGTCACGCCGTGGGGCGGCCCCGATCTGGGCCGCGCCACGGGCATGCTGCTCGACCACGTGAACCTGCAGAAACTTCGGCATCGGCATCAGCCGCTGCTCGAGGTGGCCGCGCAGAACGCCGTCGTCAAGAAACTCGCTGACGCGCTCGTCATCGACCGGTCGGGATCTGCTCACGACGCTTCACCGCTGTCGGCGATCGCCGGCGCGCTGTGGCTCCTGAAGAACCCGCCGAAGACACCCGAGCCGCAGATCCGCACGCTCAAGAGGAGGACACGTGGCTAAGCTCACCGATCGAGTCCGCGACGCCTGGCGCTCGCTCGTCACCCGCGCGCAGTCACGGCTACCGTCGCTGCGCGGAAGCCGCACGGCCGCCGGCGTCTACGTGACGCCCGAGCAGTCGCTGCAGGTGATGGCCGTGCTCACGTCGGTGCGCCTCGTCGCCGAGGCGGTCTCGAGCCTGCCGATCTCGGTGGTCGTCCGCCGCGGCCGCGATCGCGTACCGCCGGCGCCGAAGTACCGCACACTCGTCTACCTCCTGACCGCGCAGCCGAACCCGGTGATGGATGCCGCCGAATTCTGGCGCACCGTCGTGACGTGGATGCTCATTCGCGGCAACGCCTATGTGTTCGTGCACCGCAACGGCGCCGGCGACGTCATCGGCCTGTGGCCGGTCCCGCCCACCGACGTCAAGGTGCTGCGGACCTCGACCGGTGATCTTGCCTACAAGCTCACGCACGACGGCAAGGAAACCTGGCTGCCGGTTGCGAAGGACTACATCGCGACTCATCTCGAGATGCTCCACTACCGGTGGTTTGGCACCGGCCCCGAGGCGCTCTCGCCGATCGGCGTCGCCCGACAGCAGGTCGGAATCTCGGTCGCAGCGACCGCCTACATCGGCGGGTTCTTCGAGCGGGACGCGACTCCCGAGACCGTGCTGACGACGCAGGGCAACCTCACCGACAAGCAGTGGGATCGCCTCGTCTCGCAGATGGAAGACCGGCACCAGGGGTTCGAGAACTCGCATCAGCTCGCCGTCTTCGAGGGCGGCGCCAAGCTCGAGCGGGTATCGCTCTCGCCGGCAGATGCGCAGTTCCTCGCGATCTACAAGCTCACCGAGGGGAAGATCGCATCGATGTACGGCGTACCGCCGCACAAGATCGGCGACCTCGAGCACGCCACGTTCTCGAACATCGAGCACCTCGGCATTGAGTTCGTGCAGGATGCGCTACTCCCGCCGATCACCCGGATCGAAAAGGTCACGCAGCGACTGTTCGACGACCTCGAGATGCGTCTCAAGTTCGACCCGAAGGGCCGAATGCGCGGCGACACAGCAGCGCAGACCGCGGCCTACGCCGCCGGCCGTCAGTGGGGCTACTACTCCGCGAACGACGTGCGCGCGTTCGAGGATCTGCCGCCGATCGACAACGGCGACACGTACCTCGAGCCGACCAACATGGTCCCTGCCGGCGCGCTTCCGATTCAGCGCGACGGCCTCCCGCCCGTCGAGATCGCGCAGCTGCGGCCGACTGCTCTGCGTGCGATCGAGCCTCTGCGCCGTGCCGCCTCCGACGAGGCGCCGGCATGGGTGACTCGTCTCGATGCCGTGCTGTCGGACTTCGTCGAGGCTCAGCGTGAGGCGATGATCGGCGAGCACTACTCCGCCGACGATCAGGCGACGTGGGATGCGCGACTGGCCGAGGAGCTCGAGCCGACCATCGGCGGGGCCGTCGCCGACCTGGCGAACCGCGAGGCGGCACAGCACGGGGGAGTGTTCGTGCCGGCGCTCGTGCAGAACTGGGTCGCCGCAGCGTCGCTGAGTCACGCGCTGGCGTTCAACTCGCTCACCTTCCTCGGCCTGCTTGCTGTCGAGCCTGACGATCAGGAAGTCTTCGACGTCTTCCAGTCGGCGGCCGCGCGCGTGCCGGAGGCGGCACGCCGCGTGCTCGACATTGTCGGATCGTTCGGACGATTCGAAGGCGCCTCGCAGGCTGGCGCGACATCGAAGCGATGGATCGCCCGCGATGACCAGCACGAGTCGATGCAGGGCGAGACCGCAGCCATAGACGAGCCGTTCTCCAACGGCGCGAATTGGCCGCGCGATCTCGCCGCCGGCGCAACCGAAGTCACGGGATGCACCTGTGACACCGAATATGACAAGGAGTCGACATGACCCGCACCCTCGAGCGTCGCGTCTTCCCGCTCACGGATATCAGCATCCGTGCTTCGAGCGACGACGACCGACGCCTGCACTTCACCGGACGCGCCGTCGTCTACGACCAGCTGTCCGAGGATCTCGGCGGGTGGCAGGAAGTCATCAAGCCGGGCGCCGCAACCCGGACCCTCGCGACGAGCCCGGACGTGCGGTTCCTCATCAACCATGATCCGAACCTGCTGCTCGGTCGGACGACGTCGGGAACGCTGCGGCTGACCGAGGACGCAGACGGCGTTCTCGTTGATGCCGACATGGCCGATGTGTCGTACGCCCGAGACCTCGCAGTGTCCCTCGAGCGCGAGGACATCACGCAGATGTCGTTCGGGTTCTGGGTGCTCTCCGACAGCTGGTCGGGCTCACTGCACGAGGTGCGCGAGTTCGACTTCGACGGCGGCGATGTCTCCGTCGTCACCTACCCGGCCTACACCCAGACCTCAGCCGAGCTGCGCGCCATCGCGCAGCAGCACATCGCGGCGGCCGAGGGCTACCCGATCGAGCGCGCGAAGCACCGCCTTCACGAGCTCGAGCTGCTGTCCAACATCTGATCCACCCAAGCGTGCCCGTCCACACGGTGCGGGACACAACCCAACACAGGAAAGGGGCGTGGCTATGTCCACCTCTGTTCAGCTCCGTCAGGAGCGCGCTCGCACCGTCGAGGCGATGCGAGCGATCACCGATCTCGCCGAGGGCGAGAACCGCAATCTGAACGCGGAGGAGCGGCAGTCGTACGACCGCGGCGAGTCCGAGTTCCGCGACCTGTCCGACCGCATCGAGCGCCAGGAGGCGCAGGAGCGTCGCAACGCCGAGATGGGCGATCCCATCAACGGCGGCGGCGACACCCCCGGCGCGGGTGGAGACGAGCAGCGCAGCGTGCAGCGACGCTCTGCGTTCCTGCGCTTCGTTCGCGGCGGTGCGATGTCGCAGGAGCAGCGCGCGCTCGTCGAGAACGCCGCCGGCGAGATCCTCGTGCCCGAAGACCTCGAGGCCGAGATCAACCGCGAGGTGCCGCGCCTGAGCGTCATCCGCGGACTCGCGAGCGAGCGTCCGACCACGAGCAACCGCGTCCGCCGCCGCTCGCTCGACGAGGTTGCAGTCGGGTGGGGCAAGCTCGAGACGAACGAGCAGGAGCTCACCGACTCGATGCCCGGCACCCCGGCCGAGGAGTACACCTACATCGAGGATCTCTACGGTCTCGCCAAGATCGGCGAGGACGAGCTCGACGATTCCGACGTCAACCTCGAGGCGTTCGTCCGCGACAGCTTCGCCCGCGCCGCGGCCGAAGCCGAGGACACCGCGTTCACGGTCGGCGCCGGTCACACGGCGCACCAGCCTGTCGGCATCTTCTCCACCGCCGGCGGCGTGAGCAGCCTCGTCTCGGGCGCAACCGACTATTCCGGCACCTCCGGGGCGAACGGCGCGAACACCTTCATCGACGACATGAAGGGGCTCATCTACGCCGTGCCGGCGCAGTACCGCCGAAACGGCGCGTTCATCACCTCCTCGGTGAACGAGCTCAAGCTGTCGACCCTCAAGGACGGAAACGGTCAGTATCTCTGGCAGGCATCCATCCAGGCCGGCCGGCCGAACACCTTCCTCGGCTACGCCCTCCACAACCAGGAGGACGTCGACGGTTTCGCCGCAGGCAAGGCCGTCGCCGCGTTCGGTGACATCAACGCCGGCTACCGCATCTACGACCGCCTCGGTATCACCGTGAAGCGGCTCGAGGAGCTGTATGCCGAGGACGGCATGATCGGCTTCAAGTTCCGCAAGCGTGTCGGCGGCGACGTCGTCCGCCCGCAGGCGCTGAAGCTGCTCCGCCTCAAGACCGCCTGACCCCAGGCGACCCGAACGGCGGCGGCCGAGGTAACCACCTCGGCCGCCGCCGCCCACCTCGACGACGGGAGAACACGCGATGCCCGAGACCACGGAACCCGAAACCGACCTGCTGCTCACCCGTGAGGAAATCCAGGCCGTCACCAACACGCCGCTGTCGGAGAGCGAGGCGCAGTCCATCGCCGTCCAGGCGACCGACGCCGTCCGCGACTACTGCGGGTGGCGCGTCGCGAAAGCAAAGACAGAGACCCTCACCCTGCCCTCTCGCGGTGGCCGATCGATCTTCCTCCCCACACTCCACGTGAACGCAATCACAGCCGTCACCGTCGACGGCGTCGCGCTCCACGTCAACGACTTCGACTGGGATGCGAACGGCATCCTCGAGCGCACCTCCGGCCGGTGGCCGCGCGGACGCCGCGCCGTGACAGTCACCCTCAACCACGGCTACACCGCCTGCCCCGGCGGCATCTCCCAAGCGATCTCCGCCGCCGTCGCTCGCGGCGTCCTCGTGCCCGCAGGCGGCATCGCCTCCGAGACCGCGATCGGACAATCGATCGTCTACTCGCGCATGAGCGCCGGCGGCCTCGTCGCAGGCGCCATGTTCGTCTCCGACGAGCTCGAGCGCCTCGACCGGCACCGACTGCAGGCGAGCCGATGAGACTGCAGCCGCGATTCACGCCGCACACCGTCACCGTCCGCGACCTCGTCGCCGCCGGCGGCATGGGCTCGAAACACGCCGCCCCGCGCGTCGTCGAGCATGTCTGGGTGGTCGACGAGCGGCAGGCGATCACCGACGCCTCGGGCGCCGAGGTCATCTCGAACACGCAGGTCTCCACCAACGTCGACGAGATCATCCCGCTCGGCTCTCTCGTCACCGTCTGGAAAGGCGAGCCCGGTGAGCGGGAGGCAAAGGTCGTCAAGATTGGCGTCTTCCGACACCGCCGGCTCCCGCAAAGTCAGACCCTCTACCTCACCTGACCGGCCGCGGCCACGCGCGACGCGCGCCGTGGGGCTTGCAATCGAACGGAGGTGCCCGTGAACCTCAAGCCGATCCTCTCGATCGTCGAGAAGGCCGCACAGGACGCGATGAAGGACACCGGTCGCACACTCCTGAAGCGGTCGAACGAGCTCGCTCCACGCGACGACGGCGACCTCATCAAATCCGGGAAGGTCGTCGTCGACGACCTCAGCATCTCAGTCCGCTACACCGCCCCGCATGCCGTCTTCCAGCACGAACACCTCGACTGGGAGCACGAGGACGGCGGCGCGAAGTTCCTCGAGACCGCGTCAGACGAGATCGACATCGGCGCCGAGGTCGCGCAAGCAGTGAGGGAGGCGCTCGGGTGAAAGACTCCGCCCTCAAAACCCGACTCTGCGAGATCCTCGGCACGATCGCAGGCTTCGAGTGGAACACCACGGGCGCCTACGCCTCGGACTCGATCGGCGTGTGGTTCGGCGGCATCGAAGACTCACCCGATCGCGCAGTCGGCGTCCGCCTCTACGGCGGCAGCGACGTCGACAAGCTCACGAAGCGCAAGGCGCAAATCTGGGTGCGCGGCGCGCGCGACGAACGCGGCTCCGCAGACGACATCGCGGATGCCGTGTTCGACCGCTTCGACAACCTCTCCCGCGAGGGAGGCATTCTCGGCATCCGCCGCGAATCCATGTCGGACCAGGGAACCGACGACAACGGCCGCGACCAGCGGTCGGAGAACTACACGATCACTCTCGACAATGAGGAGGCTCTGCAATGAGCATCAATCCCCTTCCCGCCGGCACGACGCTCGGTCAGAGCTTCGAGTACGGCCTCGACATCAACACCGGCACGTTCGGCTCGCCGTCCTGGCAGGAGATCCGGCGCATGTCCGGGTGGGCGCCGACCTTCCCGAAGGTCACCCAGGATGCCGCGTCATACGACGACCAGGGCGCACCGAATGAGGACGTCTCCGGCCGCGGCTTCGCCGGCGCGTTCACCGTGCAGGCCAACCGCTCCCAGACCACGGGCCTGTATCTGCCCGAGGTCGAGGCGCTCGTGAACGCGTCGCGTCGCGACCGCGAACAGGCCGTCGTCGACGTCCGGTTCTACCACAAGCCGAAGACGGGTGCGCCGCACCCGACTGACGCCGGCCGCATCCTGTCGACGGTCGAGCTCTCCCGACAGAACACGGGGAACGCGGAGATCGACATCTTCGCGATCAGCCTCGCCGGTAAGGGCTCGTACACGCCGATCGCCAACCCCTACGCGGGCGTTATCGGCGGCGCCCCGATCGTCTCCGCCGTGACCCCGGCAGGGCAGGCCGCGACCAAGCTCGTCACCATCTCGGGCTCCGGCTTCCTCGGTGCGACGGCCGTCAAGTTCGGCACGACCTCGGCGACTGAGTTCACCGTGATCTCCGAGGCGACCATCGTCGCCACCGTCCCCGCTGGCGCGGCGGGACCGGTGAACGTCACCGTCGTCACCCCCGCTGGCACCTCGGCGCCGCTCTCCTACACCCGAGGCGCCTGAACCGGCCCGGAGGCCCGGGCGCGCACGCGCGCACCCGGGCCTCTGGTTCCACCTCCCACCGCGACGAAAGAGCTCCGCATGCCTACTGCTACCGACTTCGCCGACTGGGCGATCCCCGCGCTCACCCTGCCGCCGCTGCCCGGCAACGACGGCGAGCCGCACGTCTTCGTCGTCCAGCCACCCAGCGTCGACGACGTGGCGAAGCTGCTCGCATGCGCCGTGCGCGGCGAGGTGAAGCTCGGCATCGTGAAGGGGCCGATCCCTCCCGAGGTGCAGGAAATCCTCGACACGATCACCCCCGACCAGCACCCCGCGCTCGGGTCCACGCATCAAGACATGGTGGCCGCCGGCGTCCACCCCGAGACCATCGGGCGGGCGGCCTACTACAGCGTCTTCTACTGGACGCGCGGTCGCGACTACGCCGACAGCCTCGCCGCACTCCTCTGGGGACGCGAGCAAATCGTCGCTGAGGAGGCGGAGACCTCCGCCCCAAAAGACTAGAGACGGCCGAGGACTGGGCGCCCTACGGCATCGGAGAACCGGGCGAAGACGGCTGGTATCCCCGATACCGGCAGGCACCCGAGGAGCTCAGACCTCGCGCCGTCACCCCCGCCACAAGCGGCCCGAAGATCGACACCTCCTGGCTCGCCATCGTGACGAACTGGCGCATCGTCGTCGCCGAGCTCATGGAACGCGGAATCGACCTCTACGATCCCGCGGTTCGACGGCGCCCGTGGCCGGGAGTCCGCGCACTGATCTTCTCGCTGATCGACTCCGACACCCGGCTTCGTGCCGCACTGCGAAGGGACTCCGATGGCGAAACTAACGGTCGCTGACCTCGAGGTTCTGTTCACCGCGAACACTCAGCAGGTGCAGACCGCCGAGAAGCAGGTCGTCGCCATCGGCAAGAAGATCGAGGGCAAGCCGCTCAAGATCGAGGCGGACGCGAAAGGCGTCCTCGCCGACATGGATCGCGTCGAGACCGCGGCGAAGAAACTCGTCTCTGAACGCGCCGTCATCAAACTGGACGCCGACATCTCCCGCGCCGAGAATAACCTCGAGCGGGCCGTCGACAAGCTCGAGGATCTGCACATCAGGGCCGAAGGTGGGCTCGACGTCACTGCCGACGTCAAGCGGGCCGAGGCGTCGATCCAGCGGATCGAGCGGATGCTCGACGGCCTGCGCAGCGCACGGAACACCGTCGATGTCGAGGTGAATCCCGAGCCCGCCGAGTCAAACCTGAAGCGGTTCCTTGGTCTGTTCAAGCGGCGCACGGAGGAGGCCGGCTCTGAGGGCGGACGCTCACTCTCGCAGGGGCTCGACGCAGCCACTCGCGGCGCCGGCGAAAAGGTCGGCGCCGTCGTCGGCGGCGAGATCGAGTCCACCCTCGTCGACGCGCTCTCCGCAATCCCCATCGCCGGCGGAATCATCCTCGCCGGCGTCGCCATCGGAAAGGCCGTCGTCGGCGGCATCCAGGACGGCCTTGCCGTCGAGAAGCGATTCGACAACCTGCAGGCACTCACGGGAATCAGCGAAGCCGACGCACTCCGCATCGGCCGTGCCGCCGGCGAGGCGTACGCGAACAACTTCGGCGAGTCGATCGAGTCCAACATGGATGCGACTCGGCTCGCTCTGCAGTTCCGCATCCTCGACCCGAGCGCCACGACGCGCGATGCACAGCTCGTCGTGCAGGGACTGGCCGGGATCGCCGACGTGCTCGACGAAGATGTTCGCCCCGTCGCGCAGACCGTCGCTCAGCTGCTCAGCACGGGCCTCGCGAAAGACGCGAAGCACGCCTATGACCTGATCGCAACGGGCGCACGCAACGGGCTGAACCGCAACGAGGATCTCCTCGACACCCTCACCGAGTACCCGTCGCTGTTCCAGCGACTCGGGCTCTCCGGCGAGGAAGCACTCGGCCTGATCAACCAGGGTATGCGCGCCGGCGCACGAAACAGCGACCTGGCAGCAGATGCTCTCAAGGAGTTCCAGATCCGTGCGACGGACGCCTCGACGGCGTCCGCGGCAGGGTTCGAGGCGCTCGGCCTGAACGCTGAGGAGATGACAGCTCGGATCGCTGCGGGTGGCGAATCGGCGCGCGACGGCCTCGCGCTGGTTCTCGACAAGCTTCGAGAGACCGAAGACCCCGTGCTGCGGAACGCGGCCGCCGTGGGGCTGTTCGGCACGCAGTCGGAAGACCTCGCAAACGCACTGTTCGCGATGGATCTCTCCACCGCCGTCGACCAGCTCGGCGGCGTCACCGACGCCGCACAGAGGATGTTCGACACCCTCGCGAGCAACGATGCCTCCAAGATCGAGCAAGCGCAGCGGAGCATCGAGGTCGCAGCAGATGGGATCAAGGGCGCCCTTGCCGGCGCATTCGCGGACCCACTCACCGACTTCGCCGACTGGGTCTCACAGAACCGGGGACCGGTCCTGCAGTTCTTCGCCGACCTCGTCAACGGCGCGATCGACTTCTCGATCTCTGCGACCGAAGGCGTCGGCGCGTTCGTCTCCGGCCCGCTCGCGGAGATGGTCGAGGGGCTCGCGGTTGCGATCAAGTTCTTCAACTGGGGCGCAGATACGTCGGAGCTCGACAAGCTCGCGGAAAGAATGCGCGGGTTCGAGTCCACTACGGACGGCGTCGTCGACAAGCTCGAGGGGATGCGCGGAGAGTTCAACGGATTCGCTGACGGTCAGATCGCTCTCGGGTATGTGAGCGATGCTGCCCTGCGCACGGCGGATGCCGTCGCGCAGGTGGGGCTCGCGGTGGACGGTAGCCAGTTCGCGATGACGAATCTCGACCTCGCGAACCTGTCGGCAACCGAGTCGGGACGCGCTCTGCAGGAGCAGCTCGACCTCGCGGCGCAGTCACTGCGCGACGAGTACGACGCCGCGATCGCGGCGGGGGAGTCCCTAGACAACCTCCGCGGCCGGTACGACGCGACGTCGGGCGCTCTCATGGGTCAGCTCACCGCGATGGGACTCACGCAGGATCAGGCGCAGGCGCTGATCGACACCGTGCTGCAGACGCCGGAGGAAGCCTCAACGGTCTACTCCTCAAACGCGGACTCTGAAAAGGGCAAGGTCATCGATCTGGGTAACCGGATCATCACCCTGCCCGATGGCAGCACGGCGATCTATGCCGACACGTCGCCGGCGAGCGGCACGATCGATCGCCTCATCACGGCGAACAATGGCCGGCAGATCAGGATCAAAGTCTTCGCGGACGGTTCAGGGTTCAGGCTTCCCGGAGGTCGGGAAGTGACTGCGCAGGCGCAAGGCGGGATCGTCGAGTTCATGGCAGACGGCGGCCTGCGAGGGCTGTCGCCGATGTCTTCTGTTGCACAGATGGTGCCGCCGAGCACGTGGCGAGTGGTCGGCGATCGCAGCGACGTACCGGAGGCGTACATTCCGCTCGACGGGTCAGAGCGATCGATGTCGATCTTGCAGGAGACGATGCGCCGTATGGGCATCGTTCCGATGGTGGCCGGCGGAATCTCTGGTGGAGGCGCGCCTGCTGACGCTCGGGCGGTGGCGCTGCTCGAGCGCATCGCGGACAACCTCGCGCGGCCGAACCTGTCGATCGTCAACCCCGTGTCCAAGGACGCGAAGTCGGACGCGTGGGAAGCCGCGCAGATTCTCGATGTGTAGGAGGTTGCCGTGTACTCAGTGAACGGTGTCCCACTCGACAATCCCTCGCTCGGGTGGATTCTCCGAGCTCCGACGAAGCCGCTTTCGACGCTGAGCTTCGAGCGGGCGTCTCTGACGAGCGCGGGCCGAGATGGGGTGGTCGCCGGACTTCCCGCGACCACCGGCCCTGTCTCCCTGCGGTTCGTCGTTCAGACCGCTCGCGCGAACCTCGAAACGCTCGTCGCCGTATTCGGCGCCGGCGGCACGCTCGCCTTGACGAGCAACGCGGTTAGGCAGGTCGAGTTCGAGACCCTCAGCCACACCCCCGAGGGCTACGGGCCGGCCGATGCGGTCGTCGACGCGACGTTCCTGATTCGGCTGCCGGGCGTGTTCTGGCGCGATATCTCGCAGTCGACCAAGACGAGTCCTCTCGCCGCGGCCTCGGTCGCGGTCTCGGTGTTCGGTGGCATCTCGGCGCCGGTGACTGACGCAGTAATTCGCGTGCAGGGCGCGGCGACCGGAATCCAGATCGCTGACTCGTCGGGCGCATGGTTGACGCTGCCGAATGCGGCCGCCGGGCAATGGGTGCGGTTCGACTCTGCGTCGGGGAAAGCGTTCGTCACCACGTCGGACACGTGGTCGGGCGGCACAGACGTGTCCGGGCAAGTCGACTTCGGCGGCCCTCGAGGCGTATTCGAGATCGCTCCCATCCTCACTCCGGGCAACCCGTCCGTTCGATTCGGACAGGTTGCCGTCACCACGGCGACCCGGAGCGGGGCGTCGGTCGACGTACGCGGGAAAGCCGCCTACGTGCTCTAACTCAGGAGGTTCCACGTGTTCGATATCCGGCTTCGCGAGTTCACCCCCGCCGGCGTGAAGGGCCGGATTCTCAGCACGCTGAGTATCGCATCGACGGACGCGGAGTCGGCTACGGCGACGCTGCAGTTCTCCACCTCGTCGCGGGTGGCAGGGCGCCTCGAGGCTCCGTTCGTCGTTGGCCTCGAGTACACGACCGGCGGCAAGTCGTGGTCTCGCCCGCGGAACGATCTCTACGTCGTGCTCTCGGACGCCGAGAACGCGAAAGATCAGACCGACGTGATGACGTTCACGGCGCAGTCGTACGTGGGTTGGCTGCTGTCGCAAGCGATTCACTGGTGGAACACCGACTCGACGGACGGCCGTACCCGCGTCTACAACATGACTCCGGGAAAGCTCGTCAAGCAGCTGGTGAGTGAGGCGCAGAACGCGGGCCGCGGCTGGGCGCCGATGCTGACGACCGCGTTCTCGGACACCGCGGACTCGCTCGGGCAGGCGTGGAAGGCCGACGATCAGATCAAGATGGAGGTCGATCTCTGGCGGCCGTACTCCACGCTGTTTCAGTCATGGATCGAGCAGGGTCATTTCGAGTGGTGGGCCGAGGGCACAACCCTCATGCTCGCCCGACTCGGCACGGGCGCTGATCTCTCGAGCAAGATCGCTCTAGGCGGTCCTGGGTTCGAGTCCGCCCCGGCGAAGACCGATTTCAAGGGCACGTTCTCGACGATCGTCCTCATCCCGGACAAGGCGTCCGCGACGCACGCATTCAACGCCGGGGCCGACACGCGGTTCGGGGCTCTTGAGACGTCGATGACGATGTCAGGCGTCAGCGATCACGCGACGGCCGTGCGCATGGCTCAGCCTGTAATGCGGGAAAACCGGGCCAAGAAACTCGAGCTGTCGTTCGACTGGACGCCGGCAGCCGGCGGCCCCGTGCCGTGGGTCGACTTCACCATCGGCGATCTGGTCGCTGCTCGACGCAAGGTGGGGAAGCTCCCGCAGCGCGTCGTCGGCATCCAGGTGTCCAAGCGTGACGGGCTCGTCTCGGCCCGAGCGATCGTCGGCTCGAAGCTCGTCGGCCTGCAGGCGAAGATCGCGAAGCGCGCCGGCTCTGCGTCTCAGGGTGGCATCATCGGCGGGAGCGGCGCCGGTATCCCGTCAAACCCCGGCGTGAAGCGCCCCGATCCGATCGCCCCGTCTGGGCTGCTCGTCACGTCCGAGGCGTACTTCGATGCCACGGGCACCGCGTACGCGTCGGTGACGGCCACGTGCAGCACGGTCACCACCGACGTTCTCGGCGGGACGATCAAGGTGAAGTGGTATGAGCTCTGGGCGAGGAAAAACTCGTCGGGTGAGTCGTGGACGCGCCTCTCGACTACCGAGGCGGAACCCCCGTCGATGACGTACACGGGTCTGCTCGCTGGCGAGTCCTGGTCATTCAGGGTTCGTGCGTACGTAGAAGACCGCATCGTCAGTGCGTTCTCGCCGGTGTTCAGTCTCGTGCTCGCGAAGGACGCGATCGCGCCGCCGCTGCCCGCGGCGCCCTCCGGGGTCTCGCAGCGGGCGCAGGTGCTCATCACGCACAGCGGCCTGACCGCGGCGGGTGATGAGCAGCCTGTGGACTTCTCGCACTTCAACGTGTGGACGGCGACAACACTCACTGGCACGGGCTCCAAGGTCGGTGAGCTGCGGGGCGATACCTTCGTCGCGCCGCAGCAGCCCTACAACCAGGCACGCTGGTTCTGGGTGACCGCTCAGGACAAGTCGGGCAACAAGTCCGAACCGTCCGAGCGCATCTCCGTCACGACGCTGCCGCTGGTCGACACCGACATGATCGGCCGCATCATCGCGGACGCGAACATCAAGCTCGGTGCGATCAAGGCTGAGCTGATTGAGAACGGCGCGATCCTTCAAGACAAGCTGGCCGACAATGCGGTGTCACTCGCGAAGCTCGACAGCGCAACGCGCGATACTCTCACGAACGCGTCGGACAACGCGACTACCGCGAACGGGCGCGTCACCACGAGCACCGCTGCCCCGACCGTCGCCAACGGCGCCGGTAAGCCGCTCGGCGCCCTGTGGTTCCGGTACAGCGGCAACGGCACACTCCTGGGTACGTGGCGCTGGAATGGTGCCGCGTGGGACGTGCAGGCGTGGGGGCAGGACGCGATCGCCGCTGGTGCGATCGTCAACTCGAAGCTCGCGGATCTCAGTATCAACGCTGTCAAGATCGCCGACAACGCCATCGAGGCCGGCAAGATCGCTGCGAACGCGGTGACCGCTCGCGAGATACTCGCGGGCACCATCACGGCGGCGTCGGGCATCCTGGCGAACGCTTCGGTCGGCACCGCGCAGATCGCGGACGCGGCGATCACGAACGCGAAGATCGGAACCCTCGACGCAGGGAAAATCACGTCCGGGTTTATCGACGTGGCGCGGCTGCAGGCGAACTCGATTCTCGCGAACAAGATCGGCATCGGAGACTTCACGAACTACGCCTCGGGCTCGGACTTCGAGAATCCTGATCTCAACCCCTGGGGCGTGGTCGCGGGCATCAACTACATCTCCGGAGCTACGGCGTACACCGGCGCTTATAGCTTCGTGCTGAAAGGGAACGGCAATGCGAACTCATACCTGAACACCCAGATCCCTGCGAAGCCGGGCGACACCTTCTACGTCGAGTTCTGGATGCGTCGCAGCAGCCTGTGGGACGGGCTGCCGGCGAACAGCAAGCTGCGATTCGGTTCGGGAAGCTGGCTGGCTGCTCTGAGCTATGCGGCTGCGGACGCTCCTGCGAACGTGTGGACAAAGCGCAGCTTGATGTTCACGGTTCCGACGCAAACGTCCACCGCCGGCATGGTCCAGATGAGCGCCATGCTCGTCAACCAGGACTCCACGGCAGGCGACTGCTATCTCGATGACATCGTGATCCGCAAGGTCTTCGGCGGCGAGCTGCTTGTCGACGGGGCGATCACGGCACGCGAGATCGCCACGAACGCGATCACCGCGGACAAGGTTCTCGCACGCGCGATCACCACCACCAAGATCGCTGCCAACGCGGTCACGGCGAACGAGATCGCCGCGCTCACGATCACCGCTGGGGAGATCGCCTCCAACGCGATCACCGCCGCGAAGATCGCGGCACTGGCTATCCAGGCCGGTCACATCGCCGCGAACGCGATCACCGCGGACAAGATCGACGCTGGCGCGATCACCACGATCAAACTGGCGGCCCTCGCGATCACGTCGGAGAAGATCGCCGCCAACGCGATCACGGCGTCGGAGCTCACCGCGAACGCGATCACGTCGAAACACACGATCACGGGTGCGAGGTTCAGAACCTCAGCGGTCGCGAACCGTGGCATCGACATCAACTCCCTCGGCCTCACCATGTTCAACTCGGCTGGTCAGCCGACGGTCATGATGGATGCCACAAACGGTGATGCGATCTTCACGGGAACGATCAGGAACAAGATCAGCGGACCGCGAGTGTCGATCAGCTCGGGCGATGCCGCGGCCACGATCTATTTCTATGGCGGCGCTGAGGGCGCAAGCATTCTGCCCGCGCAGATATCGAGCGACCCGAACGGGCAGAGCCTCTTTCTGTACGGAGGCAATCCGAACATCTCGACGCCCATCTTCACGGTGTTGCGGCTCAACGAGCGGACCTCTCCGATCTCTTGGCTCCTGGGTCGCTCAGGATTCGACGGCGCTACCGCCTATCCGCGAATCCGTGGAGATGAGAGCACTGCTTCCTACTGGGAGCGCTCGACGGGGCACCGCATCACCTTGGACCCGAATGGGTGGACGTACGTCGTCGGCAACGGCCTGTCCATCGCAGGCGGGCTGAGCGTATCGGGAGCGAAAAGCTTCGCGATGGAACACCCGACAAAGCCGGGTGTGACACTCACTCACGCCTCGACGGAGTCCCCGCACAACGGGGTCGAGTATTGGTCCGATGGCCTGGTCGAGATGCCCGCACAGGGCTTCAAGACAGTCACCCTACCGGCGTACTTCGAGGCGCTCACAGCCCCGGATCACCGCGTGGCGATCCTCACCGCGGGATCACCCGATGCCGAGCTGAGGTACGACCCCATCGTGAACGGGAAGCTCATCGTTCACGGCACACCAGGCGCTCTGTTCAGTTGGGTCGTCAAGGCCCGGCGCGTGCAGATCGTCGACGGTCAGGACGTTCTCGCGTTCCCGACCGAATCACGAACGGTAGCCGCTGTGGCACCGACCGAACCCGAACAGGAAGCGAGCATCACCACATGAGCACGACAGACGGCATCATCCAGAACCTCGGCATCAAGATCGCAAACGATGCGATCACCATTGCGTCGCTCGAGACGCAGCTCGGCGAGGCGCGCGCTGAAAAGGCGCGCCTGCAGGCCGCCGCACCCGAGGAGTCCTCGGCACCCGAGGGTGACGAGGACTGACCTCACGGCCCCGCCCACATGGGCGGGGCCTCCCCATTCCACCCCGCTCTCGAGCGGGGTTTCGTCGTTAAGGAGACCCCCATGTCGACTGATCAGCCCTTCGAGGCGGGCAAGATCCCCGCGAACGCGATCACCGCGAGTGAGATCCTCGCGCATCCCATCGTCGCCGACAAGATCCTGCCGCTCGCCATCCGGGCAGACAAGATCCGAGCCGCCGGGATCACCGCAGTGAAGCTCACTTGCGGAGCACCCACCCCGGTGAAGCTCACCGCTCGTGAAGCCGCGGGAATGAACGTGCCCGGCCACGACGAGATCCGCCGCATCCTGCAGTCTGAGGGCGCCCCGCCGCACATGACGCTCGACATCGGAGGCAGCGAAGACGTCGACGGCGATGGCCTCGTGACCGTCTCGCTCGGCGAAGGCGGCGACGAGCTCGTGTTCAAGGACGCCTGACTATGGCCTTCACCTACACGGGCGAGCAGGTCGACCTCGGCTTCGGCCGAGGCTGGCTGAACCGCCCCGCCGCGGCATCGATCCGCCGCATCGACCGACAGATCGGGCACCCGCTACAGATCACCGAGGCGGGCCGCACATGGGGGCGTCAGAACGAGCACTGGCTGACGTACAGGCGCGTCGGCCGGCCGATCGCCCTTCATCCCGACACGCCCTCCGAGCATCAGAAGGGCAACTCGATCGACTCCGACGAGGCGCAGCGCATCATCGCGATCCTCGAGGACCACGGCTGGCGCCGAACCGTCTACCGATGGGTCAACGGCAGGTGGACGCTCGTCGAGCCCTGGCACTTCGAATACTTCGCACACCTCGACAACCACCGGAACGACCCCGCGGGCACACCCGCACCTCAAGTCCCCAAGGAGGACGACGACATGCTCATGCTCAACCTGCACGGGATCGGCACCGCGACGCACAAGGTCGCGCTCGGCCCCGGCGTGTTCCGGCACTTCATCGGAACCGACCCGTACGAGAAGATCAAGAACCTCGCGCGCATCCAGGACGACTGGCAGGACGTCAGCTATAACGAGCTGCCCGCTCTGCTGCGCACGTACGGCTGCGACCTGAACATCTGGGATTGGAACCCCTCCGCGGGTGGGTTCTGCATCCTCGACCCGCTCACAGGCACCGTGAAGCCCGGGAATGCCTGGACGGCATCGGGCGCGACGCGCGCCGCGATCGCCGGTATCAAGATGCCGGCGATCGACCCCGCGCCGATCGTCGCCGCCGTCGAGAAGGCTCTCGAGGCGGGCATTCAGCTCGACGAGAAGGCGATCGCCAAGGCCGTGAACGACGACGCCGCGAACCGGATGCGCAGCTGATGGGTCGGCACCCGGCGACCGAGAAGAAAATCAGCGGCTGATGCCGGGCACGGACCCGGCGCCATCTGCGACGGGGGATCACCACACGGCGCACTCGAACCGCATCGGCTGGGGGTGGTGGGTCGTTGCCATCGTGGGGATCTCCGTCGCGGTCGCGGTCGTCGGCGTCGCTCTGTTCGCGTCGCTTCGCTCGGGCCGAGAGATCGACCCGAATCAGGTGATGCTCGCGCTCATCGCACTACTGGGAAGCCTCGGTGCGGTGATCGTGCCGAAGCTCAACGCAGTCGGGAAGAACACATCGCAGACCGCCGAGCACGTCGTGAACTCGCACTCGCAGAAGAACCTCCGAGACGACATCGACGAGATCAAGCGCCTAGTGATCGGCGTCGACAACCGCATGAACGGCGTCGAACAGAGCCACGGCTACCTCGCCCGGGACATTCTCGGCATCCGTCAGGAGATCGGGCAGATCCGACAGACCGAACGTGACCAGTGGGACGCGATCGAGAGCACTGCCAGTCGAAACCGACGAAACCAATCCGACCTAGGAGGTCACGAATAATGAACCTGTCCAACCTCACGAGCCGTACATGGTGGCGAAGCGCCGGCCTGCGGGCGCTCTACACGGCGATCGCGATCGGCCTGCCGTACGTCGGCGGGGCGCTCATTGCCGAGATTGCCTGGCTCACTGCGGCATCGGCTGCCGGCCTCGGCTTCCTCGCATCGATCGCGACGTCGCTCGCCGGCCTTCCCGAAGCGGAGGGGGTCGACCTGCCGTGGTGGCTCGCCGCCCTCGAGCGAGTGTCGAAGACGTTCGCTCAGGCCCTGGCGGCAGGCTTCCTCGGCGCGACCGTCCTCTCTGACGTCTCGTGGTCGACGGTTCTGCAAGCTGCAGCGATCGCCGCGCTGACGTCGCTGCTTCGACTGATCCTCGCAACGTTGCCGAACGATCCGAGTCCGACGATCGTGCTCACGCAGTCGCCGGAAACCGGCACGTGGTCGGATGCCGAGCGCGCCGAGCAGTTCGCGCGCGACGCGGCCATCGACCGCGCGAACGCCGAACTCGACCGGCGCCTCGCGGAGCACTGACGCACGAAGAACCCCCACCCCGCCTCACGGCCGGGTGGGGGTTCTTTCCGCATTCCTGCGTCGTTCGGCTTGGCTATGAGAGACCGATCTGTCGTGCCTCAACGCGGCGACGTGTCGTGCGCGGCCGCGACCTGTCGCGCGGGACTCGAGCGACGGATGCGTCGCGCCCGCCGGCGCGATCGATCCATCGACCAGGCCGAGCGATGCGTCGTGTCGCGCCGGCGCCGCGCGATCGCTACATGCCGCGCTGGATACTGAGCGGCGGCGTCCGGTGATCGGGGAGGGAACGGCGGTGCGCGCCGACCGCGATCCACGGCTCGAGGCCAGGCATGTCGCGCAACGCCGCGCACAGCGTGGCGATCTGAGCGTCCTCGAAGTAACCGACCCACGTACCGACAGACTCGGTGAGTATGTCGAGGCGTTCGCCGGCGGTGGCGTAGAGCTCGGCAATGACCGGCGCGGGGTCTGTGGTGTATCGATTGCGGGAGCAGATCGCGTCGATGCTGACGCTTAGCAAAGTGTCGGGGGAGAGGCGTCGATGCATGGCCGGGCGTCTTTCTCCGGCCGAGATGGGAGATAAGTCTACGCGTGGGCACCGACGTCGCGATGCGAGTGCCGATGTCCGGGATGGCCTCGGGGGGGCGACGCATTCAAGTCAACCCCCTCTGACGGCGGGGGCTCGCGGAGTGAACTGGTTCCTAAATCGACAACAGCGGATGAGGGGAATCAGTATGGTTGGGCGTATGGCGACTCTGCATTACGGCGTGTCACACGATGCCGTTCATATCGAGGATCGAGCTCTCGCACACCTGAAGATCGTCATCGCGACGAAGCTGCGGAGGAATGAGTGTTTCACGCTGTCGTGGAAGCACCCCGAGGGTGAGCCTGTCGGGCGCTCGACGATCTGGATTCATCCGTCGATTCCGCTGCGGTTCACTTTCGATGAGCCCGAACCGCCTCAGATCAACGTGGAGTGGATCGAGCAACTCATGCACTCGGCAAACTCGACCGGCGGCATCATGCTCGTCGATGAGATGATCGAGACGCCAGACCCCGAGAAGGGATCTCGAGGGAAGTAAAGACCCTCGCTTGTCCTCAGACCGGGTGGCGTCTTCGTCTCTACCAAAATCCGAGAAGTCGGCGCTTAGCTTCGCGGAACTCGTCGTCATTGAGGATCCCCTGCTCGTTGAGCGCCATGAGCTTCGTGAGCTCAGAGTCCAGATCGAATGCTGGAGACGGTGAGGCGGTCGGCGCGGGGTGCTGCTCATCGTTCGCGTGCAGTGCGGCATAGCGTCTCTGCGGGGGCAGCTGATCGGACATACGTAGTGTTCCTCTCTATCTGCGCGCCTGCGAAGGGCCACAGGATCGCGCAACGGTGTCCCGACGGCTCTGGGGACCTATCGGGACACCTAACCGGCTTCGCTGGGGACTCCACCGGCTCAAGGCCGCTTTCGCACGGCAATGGTCAAGGTATCCCCGATGCACCTCGATCCGTTGGGGGTTGCGTGAGCGGGAATCGGGCGTAGCATGACGCACAAGAGCGTGTACGGGCTATGTCTGGGGACTGGATCGGGTCGCTCCGGTCGAGGGACTCTTCCTCATCAGGGTGGCGCGCGACCCGAGAGAGAGTCCCTCCACTGTGCGAATCGCCCGCCGTCTGAATCGTGGTCAACGACCGTGAATGTCCGGACCGTCGAACTCGGGCGGCATCTCCACATCGCGAGCCTGCTGCACGTGTCCACACTCCGGACACACCCAGCCGCCAGGGACGTCGCGCAACACAATGTCATCGTTCGGGCAGTGCGGCTGAGCCCCGACGCCGATTCCATCCATCGCGGCACCTCTAGCCTGCGCGTGCAGGGCATGCCCGTTCGAAGGCTGCGTTCTTGTAAGCGCGGATCGCCTCGTCTTGCTCGGCTGAGCGGCTGTCTCGATCTGCCGAATATCCGAGCATCGGGGCGATCGCATCGTTCAACTCGAGGTTCGTCATCTCCGCGTCAGCTTCGCACAAGGCTTCGTCCGTGCTGAGATCGGGCAGCGGGGCGTCGGATGCGGGCTCGCCGATCTGCAGCGACTCCCCGCCCATCGCGGAAGCAACCGAGCCGGCCGCAGGACCGTTGACGATCCAGTCCGGCCCAACGGCGATGACGTGCGGGGCGGGGTTGGTGTCCTGCAACCCCTCGAGAACCGAGATGGCGTTGTCTCTTTGTGACGTGGAGGTGTATGTCGTGAGGAGCGCTCCGTCTGAGCAATCCCCGGCCTCGCTCGCGACCGCTGTGGTGCGGGCGGCGATGCTGTCGCACTGCCCGCCCGCTTCGACGTACATCGACTGCAGATCCTCGAGGGTGGTTCCAGAGTCCGCAGCCGCCGCGGTTGAAGTAGGCGCGCTCGGTGACGGTGACGGTGCGCCTTGACTGGCAGCGCATCCAGCGAGCATCACGACGAGACCGGCGACGGATAGGAGCACTGCAGGGGTACGCATCCGCCCATCGTAGGGTGTCGATGGTCGTAGGCAGGATCGGCCCGGATCGTCCGCGAACGTTTCGCGCTTTGCGCCCGTCGCCGCGTCTCCTATTCGTCTCACATGGCAAAGTACGCGGGTGTCTATTAGTGTCTTCCCTTGTCGGTCTTGGGGCGATAGAAAGTCCAGTTCGCGAGCGATTAGTGAGGGTCAGAGTCCGTCGATGTCTTTCACTGCGTAACCTGCTTTGCTCAACAAGGGGTCGCAGGTTCAAATCCTGTCAGCCCGACCACAGAGCCCCGGAGAACCGCAGAACTACGCGGAACTCCGGGGCTTTTGTCATGCCCGGCCCAGCAGCCAGGAACGCACTACCGTGCGATGTCGACGCGTCAACCCCCTCTCCAGCATCGGATGAACGGCATACCGTCGGTTCATCGACAGAGGAGATGCAATGAGCGATCTGCAGAACACGCACGGAACCACCGACGCCCACGAAGAGCCTGACACCGCCTCGGGTGGTGCGCCCGATGACTCGACGTCCCAGAGCACGTCCAAGAGCACGGACGAGATCCTCGAAGACGAGACCACCGACGAAGACGGCGCGCCTCTCGAGAACCCGTCGGGCGGCTGAATCGGCCACGCCCTGAAGAGCGAAGACCCCCACCCGGCGCTGAGCCGGTGGGGGTCTTCTTCGCTGTCCGCTGGTCTCTCGACCTAGGCGTTGCGCACGGTCAGCATCCGCCATCCTTCTGGCACCTTCGCCTCGAGCGATGCCATGTCGTCAGCCTCGATCTCCTGCACGCCGTCGACGCGGGTGAACGTGCCGGTCGCTTCCATCTTGGCCACGCCCTTCAGCATCCGCACCGGCGCCGAGGCGAGCTCGAAACCCGGCTTGCGGTGCTGTTCTAGCTCGACGAGCACCTCGGCGAGTGTCGTTCCGATGACGTCAGCAGTGCTGGACTCGACGGGACGGATCAGAGCGATGAGCAT